TTGCTGATCCATCAATTTTAAATGCTTTTGTTTCATTGATTACACTTTTAGTATCTCCAAACGCATGTAATTCAAATTTCAACGCACCAGCACCTTGTTTCTTTACTTCTATGATGTTGCTATGCATTTTAACTTCCATCATATTGAATTTGTCAAAGAAGTTCTTTGCTTCACCTATTTTAATTTCGTTGACTCTTTGCTCATATGCATCTGGTGTACTTGGAACAACTTCTTGCAGTGATCCACTCGAAACCATTGTAGGGTTCTGCCCTTTGTGATATGTGTATTCAAATTCTTCAATGTTTGTTAATTTTTTAAGATCTTCCAAAAAACTGATAATGTTGTTGATGACACCTTCTTGCCGGGCAAATTCAACAAACACTCTGTGTTTTCCATCTTTCATTGTGCCTGGTGTGGCGTCTGCATCTAAAATAAATTTGTATCCTGTTTCAGCAAATCGTTCTAGATCTTTGGCTGGTGCAAGACTGTCGGCTTCAAATGCCAAAACCAAAATATTTTTGTCATCTCCCATTTTGGATTTGTATTGATCAATTGAAAAGCGATTTGAAATGACTCCTTCTAAATCACCTGCTTTAAGTCCTTCATTAAATTGCATCTAGTCCTGCTTCCTGTGTTGAAGTGTCAGTTTCGTCTTGACTGTCAATTTTGTCTTTGCCGTATTTGAAATTGCCAATTAATTCTTTTGGCATACGTATTTCTACTATCCATATTGGATGGGCATCAATTTTGCCTTTGGTTGTGCCAGGTCTATAATCGCCTGGTGATTTTATTTGTCTTGGCTTCAATAATTCGTCTTTTTTGAAAGTGACTTTACAACCTCTGTCTAGTAATCTTTTACCTCCAACAGGATCTGGCATTTGATCAAGTGGCCACATAAAACTACAAGTCACAAAATGTCTCGAGTCCTTAGGCCCTTCGAGTAATTCTCCGTCTTGCCAATTGTCAAATACATACACATCTAATTCATCTAAAACTCTTTCAAAGTCTTTTAAAATACCCAGGGTTGGTCCAACCGCGTATAATGATTGTGTATTGCGGATTATATCTAGAACATCATGCATAGTAAATCTTATTTATCAGTAAAATCTGGTTTGTAAAATATGCATACTTAATTTGGAAATACTAATGTAAATATTTGTACATGAGTCGTAAACAAAAACGAATCAAAAAACAATCAAACACAATCAACGAGGTATCTTATGCTATTATTCAACCCCCTACAAATGCGGCCTTTATTTCAGCGCAAATTATGGAAACAAATGAGGAAAAAGAAAGTGTACGACAAACGTGTACGATTGTATATGCTAAATGAAAATTGGTTGAAAATACGCAAACAGAAGGATAGAAGACGCAGGCGTGTAATTATGAAACTATGGAAAGCAAGACAAAATGCCATGCTTCAAAGACGCTATGCGGATGTGGTTTAATTAGTTTTTGATAAAATTATCTATTGCATCAGCATAGTGCTGACGATAGTGTTGATATAATCTGTCATAGGACACTTCGGTGAGTCCTGGCATATGTGCTCTTACAACTTCTTCGTTTATGAGGTCAAGCACAATATTATAGTCTAAGACTCTGGTTGGACCAATCTTTTTTTTGGACAATGTAACTAATTCATCAAATTTTTTATCTGGCTTCATTGTGTACTTCACACAGAAGAATCTTTTTTTAGCGTGTTTTTTACCCATTCTGTAACCTGGCCAGTTTGATCATGACAGATGCAAGATTAATTTCTGGATCAGCAACAAACGAATGATCTACTAACCCTTGTTTGATTATCAGCACTGCTTTGTCCTGAGCATCCTCGTCTTTTGATATGATCTCAAGATTATCATACAGCCAACGATAAATTTCTTCACATTCTTCTGGACGTGCTTGGCTACAAACAAGTTTTCTTGCTTCATTAATTTTGCCTTGTTTGAACAATTCTACCATTTCTAATCTATAATCTTGTTGTCCGCTGTCGCCACTAGCAGGCGGCATAAGTTTGCCATCTCTGCAATTCTGTTGCACCATGTTGATGCATTTTCTCAGATCAGGATATGTCGCTTTTACATAAGTGTCCAGCGTGTCTATGTCCTGTTCCATTTGCTCTGCAATCAATATCTCTGCCACTCTTGCTGTGAATTCTGTTTTGTCAATTGTTTCCATATGAAAGCCTTGGCACCTTGAATGCAGTGCAGGTATCACTCTATTGGGATAGTTGCATGTCAATATGAATCTTGCAGAAGTGTGAAACGCCTCCATCACACCACGCAGTGCCGCTTGTCCGTTTGGACTCATGTAGTCTGCCTCGTCCAACAACACATATTTGTATGCACCAAAAGGCATAATCTGTACAAAGTTATTGATCTTTTCTCTAACAGTATCAACTGAATTTTCTCGTGAAGCATTTATTTCTAAGATGTCATAGCCACTGACATCCAGTTCATGGAAAAGCATTTTGGCTAAAGTAGTTTTACCCACGCCAGGAGCACCTGATAAAAGCAGATGTGGTATGCTTTTTTCCTTTATCCAAGATTCAATTTGTTTACGTTGTGCCTCATCTCGCACCACATACTCTTTCAATGTTTTTGGCCTATATTTTTCTACCCAAAGTTCTTTCATAATACTAATGTTAATAATAACAGAATTGCACCTACTAATGCAAGAAAATATGCCGGGGCATGTAATAAAGAAATATGTTCAATAAAGTGAAACAATTTCTTCATTTACGAAACCATTTTCTTGCCGCGGCAATTGGATTCTTAAGTCCCTCGTATGTGCTGTCAATAAATTTAATATGTTTATAAAGTGATTCTGATAACTTGTCTACTGTGTTTTGCAATCGATCAATTTTATCATTTAACTTTTTATATTCTTCTTTTGTCATAATTTAGTGTGGTACCCAGCATACACCGGGTACAACTTTTTTATTTTTTATATTTTGCCGCTTCTTCTGAGCCACCTGTTGCAGTACCTTTACTGTAACTGTGAGCACCCATGCCAGCAAGTTCACCGTTCTGCACGATTAGGTATTGGTTCCTAATTGGTGTGCCGTCAAAGAAACACTCTAGTATCTCTCTGACACCGTCAGCATATCTTGTCTGTGCTGATAGTGATGTTCCTGATGTGTGTGGTGTCATACCATGGTTTGGCATTGATCTCCAAACGTGATCATTTGGTGCCGGTTGTGGGAACCAAACGTCTCCTGCATAGCCAGACAGTTGTCCACTCTTCAATGCATCAGCGATGGCTTCTCTGTTACAGATCTTGCCTCTCGCAGTGTTCACAATGTAGGCACCTTTTTTCATCTTGCCTATCATTTCTGCATCAAATAAGTTTTCTGTCTCTGGGTGTAGTGGACAATTGATTGTCACAACGTCACACACTTTGACCATTGACTCAACTGATTCATGGAAAGTAAGATTTAACTCTTTCTCCACTGCTTCAGGTAATCTGTGTCTGTCAAAGTAATGTAGATGTACATCAAATGGTTTCATTTTTCTCAAAGCATCAAGTCCTATTCTACCTGCGGCAACTGTACCGATGTGCATTCCTTCCACATCATAACTTCTCTGTACTGCGTCAGCAATGTTCCAACCACCTTCATTTACTATTCTGTGTTGGTTGTGATAGTCTCTGACCATTGAAACGATCATCATGACAATGTGTTCTGCAACTGATCTTGAATTACAGTAGGTCACTTCCACAACATCAATCTTGTGGTCCATAGCCGCTTGTAAATCCACGTGATCAGATCCAATACCTGCCGTGATAGCCATTTTAAGGTTTTTTGCTTTTTCTATTTTTTCCCTTGTGAGATAGTAAGGAAAGAAAGGTTGTGATATAACAACGTCAGCGTCAACAATGTGTTTGTCGGCTTCGCAGTCGTCACCATCTTTACTAGAAGTCACAACTAATTCATGTCCTGCATCTTCTAAGAACTTTCTAAGTCCTAGTTCGCCCGACACACAACCTAGCAATTCACCTGCATTGAAATCTCTGCCTTTTGGTGATGGTAGCGTCATGCCATCTGGATACTTCTCTAACTTAGGGAGATCCGTAAGTGGATAACTCTCAGGCATTCCGCCTTTAGGGTCGTCATACAATACGCATAGTATTTTCATATATTCTCCTGTTAAGTTTACTATATTATAGTATTTTCAACCCATTGTCTATATAATTGTTCGGCGGCCATGTTTTTTCCTTTGGCCTCTGTCTGAATATCAAAATTTTCTCTGAAACTCAGTGCCCAATCATTTACTTTTCTGTTTGGTAATAGATCTGAATGTGCCCTCAGTTTTTGTTTCTTACAGCCACGTTCCAACAACATCTTAATATCATGCATCTCTGTGTGTGTCTTGTCACCTAAATTTGCCACTGCCAAGTGCTCATCTCGGGAATAAGAATAGTGCATAGTAGGACGTTGTCCACGCCACGAGTCTATCACACGTTTGACTCTGTCATCATTAGCATCAATATATTCTTCATCTCTTATCCAGTGATGATGTATGTCCATTACCAGTGCCAAGTGTTTTTCCAATTCTAAACTGGCATCAAGTCCCCAACCCATTTCGTCATTTTCGATTGTGATCAAATTCCTTGCCTCAGGCGAGAGTTTTGGAAGTGCATCTATAATGCCTTGCGGTCCACGTCTGCCTGAAATATGCACATTAATTTTGCAACCATCTTGGAATGTTTTGCCAAATCCCATCCAACGAGCCATATCTGCGTGATATTCAAATTCATCTATGCTACGATGTCTAATAAGTTCTGTTTCACTGCTCAACACACAGAATTGTCCAGGGTGGAAACTTATTTTCACATCTAACTTACGTGCCATATCACCAACAGGTTGGAAAATTCTTTCTAGATGTCTTTGTATGTGAGGCTGTTGCCACCAATTGATCCAGCCTGGTTCAGTGTATCCTTGTAGCATTTCACTACCAAGGCGCACCATTCTACGTTGCGGTGGCAGTGTACCAACACGTTCGATCAGCCTACGTGCCGCTGTTGCATTATGATTCATAATGTCCCATTGTCTTTGTTCAGCGTCTTCTGGATGTTCTCTCAGCCAACGCATTGTGGTTGATCGACCGTTCAATTCTCTGTCCTTGGCATTAACTTTCATTCCTCCAAATTCAGATCGATCGTTAAGCCATTTACAACAAAAACCTATACGCATATGAAAATTATAACACAAATTAATAGATTGTCAATCTTCACTTTGATCAGTGTCGAGGTCAAAAACTGTGTAGTCTGCTGGATGATTTGTGGCCCATAATCCAATGAGATCGCTACATTCTAGTTTGTATCCATATTCTTTGTCTATGTCACGCAGTATTTTGTTTGCTTTTGCCATACTTAATCCTACGTCTGCAGGAATAACCAGCGCATCAAGGGAACGCTCTTTCTTTTTCTTGGCGGCTTGTACTCTGTGCCAACCGTCTGTCAATAGGTAGTAACCGGAATCTTTAATACGTGTTACAAGTATAGGATCAAAAGGTAGATCATCTTTGACCAGTTTATTGATCCAACCTCTTTTTTCTTTGTTTAGAGGACGTTCTGCGCCTAGGCCAAGTTCTGCCATAGTGACCAACTTATCAACATTTACACTTACTCTTTCAATTTTAGTCTGTTTCATATTCTACATAATCAATATCTTGTATCACTTGCCATTGATCACCACGTGGCCACGGTTTGGGTCTTGGTGGTAGTTTGTTGACATCTGTTGTGTCTCTGTATTTGTTAGCACACACATAACCGCAAAATGGTCTTATTATCCTTTTGTCACCGGCGTCGTCATGTATGTTGTCATACCAATACACAGCATTAAAAAACTTTGCACTGCAAACATAACAAGTGTGTTCTTTACCGTTCATAATTTATTTGATCTTTTATAGATATCACCCAATCCTTATATACACTGTTTAGGAAATGGCATCCGTCCTGCTGTAACCCGTTGTGTTGAGCACAATATGAATGCGGGTCTTTATCTATCCAATTTGTTTTGTCCAATAGAGTAGGAAAGACTTCAACCTTGCCATCATATAATTCTTGATCTGAAGTAGCAGGATTAGTGATGTCATAAAAAAATGTCCAATTGTGTGGCACGTTTTGTTGTTTTAAAAACCATAATGTGCTGGCCACTGCTTGAATACTTTCTTTTGCCACGTGTTCATATTCTTGATCATTAAAGTAGCAAGGCATAAAAATTTCATTTGTTCTATCATTGCCAGTCCAACTGCCTGTTTTGCCACCTGAACACAAATATCTTCGTTTGTAAGTTTTTATGCAGTAATCATAATCTGGAATAGCATAATTGTCATTAGCAGGTATATCAAATCTTGCCAATCCTGTAAATTGTGCATATACATAATCGATTTTGTTATCTGTGACAAAGTCTACACAATTCCCAAATATAAATTGATTGCCCACACCCCACCAAGACAAATTCACAATGTCTGTGTCTTGTCCAAAAACAACATCTTTCCAGATTTGTTCTTTGTTTGGTTTTTGATTATCGTCTGCTAGATTGCTACAACCTAAAAATAGTATTTTTTTAGTCATTACCTGGCAGTGCCGTCATCTGTTTCATTCCGCCAGTGTTGATGTAACCTGCTTGTTTTCTGTTGTGTGCAGGCTCTTCTTCGGAGGTTAGTAAGATGTCATTTTCGTCAATCATTCTAACTTCTAGTTCTACACCACCTTTGGCCACCTTGAATGCTCTGGACCATCTACCGTGTGCGACCATAATCCATTCGCCTACTTTCACATCTTCTTGTTGTTTACCTACAGCATAAACTTTGGCCCAACGCGGATGTACACCTTGTGATGTCCCGTCATCATCAGGGATAATCAAACCACCTGCTGTTTTGGTTTCTCCAAAATGCATGTGTGATACCAACACTCTTTTTTTCAACGGTGTGATATCGTAATCAATAACGGTTTGTTTACCACCGTGTGTTCCAAAACCTTTTTCTTGTAAGTCTTCTATTTGTCCCATATAGAAGTATTATAGCGAATTTATTCTACTTCGTCAAGAGCCGCACATTGTTCTTTTGTGGCTGGCAGGCCCTTTTGTTTGTCATAGAACCAAACATATGAATATGTAATTTTGTTGTCGTTGACTTCACATTTTTTTCCAAATGACAGTCTTGGATCTTTGATTGAACAAGCAGATGCAAATAATAAAATTGTTAGTGCTAGTATTGTGTTTTTCATGTGTGTTACTCTATTCCGTCCAATGCCGCATCAATGCCTTTTTTGGCAGTCTGTTTTGGCTTGACTTGTTTAGTTGCTCTCGGTGTTGGAGCAGGTTTGGTTTCAACTGCTTTTGCCTGTGGAGTAGGTGCTGGTGGAGTTTTACTCGGTGCAGGTGCTCTGTTTCTAGTTGGTGTGTCGTCAACTTTACCACGAGGTGCCTCATAGTATTTCTTCATTACTTCTGCTTTTGGTTGAACAATTTGTCCTTTGATACCTAGTTCGTCGCCTCTTGCATTAACATTCATATTACCAATTGCTCTTGTGTCCTCATTGGCCGCTCTTAATTTTTCAATGTCAATCATCTTGCCTTGCATTGTTCTATACATTTTTTTTCTGGGTGCTCTTGCTACCATAATATACTCCTATTACTCATTTACTTATCATCGCAGAAATTCACGGTGATCCAAATTGTACAACAACGGATTTATCTTGTGTACTCCTATCAAAAAAAGACAGAAACTGGCCACACTTGATCCTCTGCCCACACCCCATACAACATTGTTGGCTCTCAGTGTGTCAACAAAGTATATCAAAAATTGCAACACTTTGATAAAACTTTTTTGCTCAAACAGATCATACTCGTGCTGTACTCTTAGTTTCTCTTCGTCATTTTGGCACTTGTCCAACAACCATTGCAGAACATTTATTTTGTAGTATTTTTCTGGCATGTGCCAACTGTTAATGTTCTTAGTATCAAATTCAGTCAGTGACTCTCTGTGTGGCACTGTATTAATATTTGGTAAATCAATGCCTAAGTCTTTAATACTTGTTTTATACTGTTCAGTGTCCGCAAAAAACAATTTAGAAATATCAAACTCAGGATCTGTGTAAAGTAAATCTATTGCGTCTTGCTCAGTGAATATAACATCACCATAATCATTTGTTTTTATCTTTGCCGCCATCTAAAACCTTTGGGTTGAATTCAAATATTTTAGCATGGTCTTCGTGGCGTTTGTCAACTGGTATTTTGTTTTTGGTCCAACTGAAGTGTCCTGTGTAGATGCCTTTGTCCAATTCTTGATCATATGTTGCTGTGTCTGGTCTTAACCACCAAGGATCAAAGTTTGCAAACTTTTCTGAGAACCAATTGGCAGTGTCTAATAATAACAGTTCTTTACTGTCTTTGTCAACCGAATAGGTAATACCGTCGCCTTGCCAACTGCTCAATTCCAATTTGTTTATCAATATTTTTCCATCCATTATGGTATTTGCTTTGCAAAAATTCACTGCGGCCATAATTTGATCATAGGGAGGTTTTGGTAATTCAATAAATCTATTTGACGATGACTCTTTTAAAAGATGATAGAGTGGTTCCTGCCTCCATGTTGTAATTGTATTTGCAAAAATTTGTTCAAATAAATTTTTTAATCTGTCAAAATATTTTGTTTGCTCTTGTAGATCTGCTGTGTAAGGAGTAAGATAAAGTTTTACACTGTACTCGTTTTGAAATAATTCTCCGTCAACAATTATAATTGATTTGTATTTGGTACGCCACGTGAATGTATTTGCCATCACAAATACTTACTACTCTATGTTGATCAAATCGCCAAGATCTGGTTCGTTACGTAATTTTTTTCTGTTTTCGTGCCAACTTTCAATTCTGCGTTGGCGTATAGCATCTTGATATGTCAGTAAGGCCTGTTGTAGATTTGCCAGCAGTTCTGGATTACGTCCACGTCTGGCTATGGCAACTTTTCGAGACAACTCTTTGATACGTTTTGAAATGTCTTCGTCTGACATGTTGCCTATTTCTTCTTGTAATGGATGAAAGTACATTACTACCTCCTATTAGATGTAGTTGTTTCCTAACTGGTGCATTAAAATTGTTGTGCCATTATCAGGCGACATAAACTCATATAGATATCTACCCGAAGTTGGTGCAGTAATTGTGTCTGAACTGCCATCACCACCGCTTACATTACCAGATACTATTACACTAGATGGTATGGTAAGTGTGTCTGCTACTGCGTTATATGTTATATCTAAAATAATTCTGCCTAGTTCTCCACTAGTTGGAAAATTTATAAACCCGAGAGAGATTGCCCCACTAGTGGTCATGGTTTGGTAATGACCGTTTTCATGATTCAAATTTACTATGCCTGAAACTGTGCCATGAGCAAAGACAGTTGCAGATGTGTCTTTAAGAACTGCTCTTTTTATAATATTGTCGGTAAAATCAGATTCAGCATTTAAATTGGCTTTGTTTGTTTGCAAATCTTCAATTTCAGTTTTGGCTTCTGTAAATGCAGTTTTAATAGCAGTGAAATTATCACGCATTCCTTGACTACTGTTGTCTTGTCCTGCTACAGGATATGTTCCATCAATATTGTTTGTTTCAATTTTACTAGCCATTAAAATATTCCTTTATTCTTAAATTTCAAATATTTAGCGTCGGATCTATTGACTGTTATTATTGTTCCGTTAGCCGGAGTTTCTTTTACAAAAGTTATTGTTGTTTTTTCATTAGGTATATCATGAGACAGTTCAATACCAAATTCGTGATCAGCACTTCTGGTTATGAAGTCCGCTGTTGGTTTAATTTTTCCCCTAAAGCCAGATGCTTTGACACATTCACCAACAAAAACAGTTTTGTCGCCTTCTTTTACTAAAATATCTTCGTCGTGTACTAATTCATCTAACACAAAAGTGGTTGTGCTTCCGTCAGCAGTAAACTTTGTAGGCGTCACTTTACTTCTTGATATAAGATATCTATCTATTATGAAATCTATTTTTTTGAAATCTAAGTTTTTGTCTTCTATTCTTTTCTTTACCAAAGCACTTTTGCCAGGATTACAATAACAAATTGGAACTGCTAACACAAATCCCAAAGGTGCTAGATCCCCTATTTGTGTTGACTTCATCCATAAAGGCAAATATGTGTATTCTTTATGTCCAAGACTCTTCATCCGATTACGCATATTTTCTACTGCATTTGGAAACAGAGTGGACACAAAATCAATGTCTGATGTTAGTGGATTAACAAACCTTATTTTTGATCCTGATGTTGTAAAACTTAATCCACCTCCGGTGGTCACATTAACTTCATTGGCATCCGCTGTGAGATTAGATGATCCTGCTCTAGGTCCCAACATAGGTTGCTCAATATCCGTTCTTACATTAATAGCACTACTAATTGCACTTCCAGAATTGTTTACTAATCTATCTTTTATCTCAAGGTATACAACTTCGTATTTGGTTGTACCATCTTCTACTGCTCTTGCTGTTTTAATATCTCCAAAATATAGGGTTTTTGGTGCATGATTTTGATCCATCTGTTGCTGGAATATTTTCAATGTTTGTGCTTCCAATCCTGACAGCATTAACATCTCAGGTTTCAATTTAAATCCAAAATTTTCATCTTCGGTTCTGTAAATATTTTCAGTGCTGTTAATCGATGGATCTTGTGCTAAATTATAAAAAATATTTTGATCTATTAAACTGGTTGCTTCGCCTTGTAAATTTCCATATCTTATTGTTGTCAGTGGAATATCCACAGTGACATTAAATTCTTTAGAAGTGGCCGCATCTTGATATTGATCGCTTACTCTGACTGTAAATGTAAAGGTGCGTGTGCTATCTAAAAAGTCTTCGGGATCTATAGTTCCTAACAAGTTACCTTGTTCAGATAATGTTATGCCAGGCGGTAAAGAGCCTGCTGTAACTGTGTAAGATAGTACTCTATTTGTGTTTTCTGCTACGGCAACCACTCCTAAGGTACTAGGTTGATCTGCGTGTAGAGTGCCAACATTAGTGTCTGTTGTAAATGCTATACCAATATCAATCTCACCAATTACTTTCATTGTGAACACTTTATCAGTGAACACGTTAGTGACGGAACTGTCATCGGTATTGACTGTTCTATTTGCTCTAATAGTAAATTCAAAATCTGTCTCAACAGCAGATTGTGGTGCTAATTGGCCGCTTATTTCTCCTGTGTTGATATTAATTGAAAGTCCAGTTGGCAATGAACCGGCTTGTATTGTATATTCTAGATCATTCTGAAGCGGATCAAAATCACTTACATCAATTGCAATGGCAACATTGTTATCATGTCTGAAAGTTCCAAGATCGCCTCCTGTCGTAAACACTGGTCTTCTTATCGCTGTGAAGTCCATTGTTTGTGCAAATTGATCCATAGTCAACGGAATGCCGTTGATGTTGTCTTTATCTATAGTGATCTCAGAATTAGATACCCTCCAGTAGTTTGCACTGTATACAAATATACTGTTGTTTTGTTCAACAGCAGATGTGCCATCTGATACTCGGACTACAAAGTCATAGTTTTTACTGACGCTTATAGTGTTCAAAGTGTAATCATAAACTTCGTCATCGTATGCGCCAAGCAAATTGTCATAACCACCTCTAGTTTGGGCAGGATCTGTTGGCAAAAGTTGCACTATCCCAGAAATGTATCCACTTGAACTCATACTGACTCCAGGTGGTAATGAACCTTGAACTATTTCGAATTGAAGTTCTTGTCCTGCTCTAGTATCTGAGTCAGTGACTTGTAATTGATAACCTATTTCTTCCCCATCGAGTATCCAATAAAGATCTGCTCTGGTGCTGTCTTCAATTTGTATCTGTCCAGACACAGTGGTAAAAACTGGAGCATCTGCGCCCTCTACGTCAAGATAAAAAGTTCTATCTGTAATTTGTGTTCCAGCCGTGGCACGAACCACAAAGGTGTATCTGGTTCTTTTGTAAACCTCGGCTGGAATTCCTGTCAGTAAGCCTGTTGAAGTAAGTTCCATTCCTGAAGGTAGGCTTCCTGATAATAGAGAGTAAGCAATAGTCGTACTATCGGACGTGTTGGCTTCCAGTTGCACTGAAAATGCCGCTTGTTCGTCAATAGACGCAATTTTACCTGCTGTGGTTGTCCACACCGGTGTTGACATAAAAAACTTACTCCTTCGTGGTATTTATGGTAATTTACGGACTATTATGAAACGTCAGCACTGAATGGAGTTGCTGGATTGGCGCCTGCCGCTACCCTCATTTGGCCTGAAACAGCGTATTTGTCTGTGGCTATGTCAATGAATGTGATTGTGTCACCTACTAGGCCACCTTGTGTGCCGCTGTTGAGTGTTACTGTGTCTGATGCCGCCACTGTTGGAAATGAGGTAACTGCGGTACCGTCTTCGTCAAGATACATCACTTGTCCTGCGAATGTGTTGTCTGCATCAGGTGCCTGAATTTTGTAAGTTGTTGATCCGCCCATGGCTACACTGACTATGAAATGATAAATGTTACCTGAACCGGACGCATCAGGCAATGTTAGTACTACATTGGCATTTCCACCTACTTCACCTAACAGTAAAGTTCTACCTGCATGTTCAGTTTCTGTGATTGAATCTGTGGCAGTGAATGTGTGTATGGCCGGTTTAAACCCTCCAGCCGCTGTCAATAAGCCTGCAACACTTGTGGCTCCTGTGATGTCCACCGGTTCTGCTATGGTTACCTTTGAAGAATCACTTGAATCTAAAGTTGTTCCGTTTACTCTTAAAGCACTGATTAAAACGTCACCTGTACCGCTTGGTTGAATTGAAAGATCAGCATTAGTTCCATTTGATGAAATTGTGTTTGTGGTTAAACTTGTGGCTGTCACACTGTCGTTCACCGTCAATGCGCCTGTGAGTGTGCTTGTTCCTGTTACCGCAAGTGTGCTTGATAATGTTGTTGCTCCAGTTACACCCAAAGTTGTGCTGAAACTGCCTGAAGTTCCTGTTAAAGCACCACTCATATTTGTAGCACCATTAATCTGTAAGCCTTCTGCCACTGTGATCAATGATGAATCATCTGCACTGATTGTAGTGCCAAAAATTCTTACTGCTGACGCTACTACTCCACCTGTTCCGTTTGGTAATAAAATAATATCTTCATTGGATCTAGCAGACGTAATTCTTTTGCCGTTGACGTCAAGGTCACCACCTAGTTGCGGTGTTGTGTCCTCAACCACAAAATTTGTTGCATCATCATCTGCACCATATAATTCGTTAAAGTTATCGTTGATTTTATCAAATGCTGTTCTTAACGGATCACCTGTACCGTCGTTTGCACTTGAACCTATGTTGATTGTTTGCTTTGCCATTTGCTATTATTTATACTAGATTTTATAAACCGAATGTAATTGTTACACATTAATTGCAACTCTTTGAAATTTAAAAACTGTGGCATTATCTGATATGTTTGTGACTCGTAATCTCACATCACTGCCACTTATGTCTGCACTGAACACAGTCAATCCTGTAGCGGAACTAGAAGTTGACCCAAAAGTGGCCACATACGCATTTGTTCCATCATGGGTTACATTGGCTTCAACTATTTCGTGTCTGCCGTTTGTGGCATCAACAGCACTGATAAAGTATTTGGCACTTCTAAATGTTGCTTTGGCAAAAGTGTCTAGGTTTGTTGTGGCTGAACTACTGACACTGACACTGGCATCTGCTATTGAGGTATGATTCAATGAAACACCTGCTGTGGCAAATGACAGTTGGCCTGATCCATTTGTTGTCATGAATTGTCCACTACTTCCGTCGGAGGTTGGGAATGTGAAACCACTGATTGTGACCCCACCTGTGCCGTTACCTGTCAATTCCAGTGGACTGTTTGATGCATTTGTTGATATGGTGTTATCGCTGATTGTGATGCCGTCTATTGTGACAGACGAAGTAGTATCAACAGAAGTGAACGTTCCTGCGGCTGGCGTTGAGCCACCAATCACAGTGCCATCTATTGTTCCGCCATCGATGTCAAGATCACTGTGTACTATCACTGTGCCTGTGCCACTGGGTTGAAGTTCTAAATTTGAGTTTGATACTGTGGTCTTAATGATGTTGTCTGTGATGTTGATGTTGCTGTCAACAGTGAGGCTATCTACTACCACTGCACCTGTGCCACCTGGTTCAAGTCTAATATCGGCATTTGATGAGGATGAGATAATGTTGTCGTTGAATGTTAAATTATCTATTGTGACAGTGCCTGCCATTGTCGTCGCACCTGTCACAGTCACACTGCCAAGAGTGGATAGTCCGTCTACCGTGAGTGTTCCTGTGGTGCTTAAATTTTCGTCTCCAAAACTGATGGCACCACCACTGTCTGTGATTGATCCGTTGGCCAGTGTGAGGTTTCCAATAGTGGAACCGGTGGCCGCAGTGATTGTGCCTGTGCTAGTTAAGTTTTCATCTCCAAAATCAATTGTGCCTCCACTGTCTGTGATTGATCCGTTGGCCAGTGTAAGATTACCCACAGTTGAGCCAGTGCCTGCTGATAAGGCGCCTGTGATTGATGCTGAACCCGTAGTGGTAATTGTGCCATCTACTATCAAACCATCATTGATATTGATTGTGGTGGAATCAGTGCTACTTAGGCTGGTGCCGTTGATTTGAATTGCCCCAAACAATACCTTGCCTGTGCCTGCAGGTAAAAGATTGATGTCTTCGTTGGATCTCAGTCCTTGTATGTTATTGTCGTTTATTTGTATTGCTGGAAATTTAATTACACCTGTGCCAGCAGGTTCAAACACAATGTCATCATTGCTTCGTATTGCTGATATTGTGTTGTCATTCAAAGACAGTGCTGTGGTACTGACTCCAGGTGAATTGTATATCTCTGTGAACATCTCGTTCACTTTGATCATGGCGTTACGTAAAGTATCACCTGTTCCGTCGTTTGCGTTAGTTCCAATGTTTAATTCTTGTCTTGCCATACTATATGTTTAATTGTCTTCTTAATACTGTTACAACCTTATCGTTAACACTATTTATTGTTCCCTTGAATCTAAGATTTCCGCCACTTACATCTGCAGTGGGTGTGATAAGATCAGTGGAATTTCCAATGTTGCCGAATGTGGAAATGTATGCATTTGTTCCGTCATGCACAATATTTGCTTCGTACAATTCAAATTCACTTGCAATAGTGTCTACCACCTGAACATTGTACTTGGCCGCTCTAAAATCCGTGGCACTGATTTCGTCAATGACCACTGTGGCAGAGGATGCACCTGCCGCTCTGGCTAGGTTAATTCTGTATGCGTTCAACACTGTGGATCCGCCCGATGTTGAAGTTGCTGACAGTGTTGTGGTTGTGCCTGCGTGTCCCACTGACAACAAAATCTGATCTGTGCTTTTTGACGACACTTGACCGTACTGTGTCACGAACGCGTTGGTCCCGTCACTGACAACTGCCGCTTCCGTTATTGATGAATGTCCTTCTGAGGCGTTGTGACCAACTATAATATAATGTGCCGCTTGATATGTGCCTGTGTCAAAAGTGTCCAGTGTGGTTGTTGAACTTGAAACTGTGACCTCTCCTATGACATTGATATTAGTTGAACTTCTGTCTGCTTCGTCGTCCGCAAGCCTTATTCTATAGGCGTGGACTCTTAGATTAGGTTCCAGTCCAGACGCTGACACTTCCAAGTTACTGCCATTGATCGCCGCGGTCAGTGTGATCAAATCATTGTTGCCGGTGTTGACCACATTGTAAACAGATATGAATGCATCAGATCCGTTGTGTACAACCAGTGCTTCTAGATTGGAAATTTCAGTTTTTGAATCGTTGTTTACGGATATAAAATATTTTGCTCCTCTAAAGTCGGCATGTGCGAAACTGTCTATCACCTCGCTGGCACTGTCTACATCTGTGTTGATGACCACAGCGGCTTCGTCCTCCCCGCTGTACCCTGTGGAATCGTTGTCACCCAAGCCTATTCTGTAATAACTCATGCTGGATTGCGAACTGCTTCCTGTGCCTTTCAGTCTAAATTTGCTGTTACTGATATCAACACTGGTGATGATATGATTGTTTGTGCCAGTTTTTGCATTGATCGTGGAAGTGATAAATGCATTGGAATTGTCATGCACCACTGAATGTTTGGTAATCTCAAATTCATCACTGTCATCGTCTCTGTTGACTGCCAAGTAGAACGCACTGTCGTATTTGCTGGTTGCAAATTCTTCAATAACCGCTGTGCCTGATTCAATTCTGTTGTGTCCGCCAACGGCAGTGACAGCATCTATTTCTGTTGATGTTCTAAAAGTTATTGTGGCCTGTTGATCAGAAATCAATGACTGTCCCAACAACAAAGGTGATGACTCAAAAGTCAATACACCACTACCGTTGGTTTTTAAAAGTTGTCCAACGCTACCGTCTGCATTGGGCAGTGTGAATCCATTCACAATTACATTGCCTGATCCGTTGGCGGCAAATT